CATCACTTGCTGCTCGTTACACCAAAGCATTAGCTCGTTCAATGGCAACAACAAAACAAATCAAAGCAGCAGCCGTGTTAAACGGTGCGTTCACCACAGCAATCGGTGGCGACGGCAAACCTTTGTGTGCAACTGACCACCCAACATTGTCTGGTCCAGATCTACGCAACGAGTTGTCAACTCCAGCTGACTTAAGCGAAACATCACTTGAGCAAGCTTTGATTGACATCGCAGCATTCACTGATGAGCGTGGTTTGAAAATCGCTGTTCGTGGTTTAAAATTGATTGTTCCTAAAGAACTACAATTTACCTCAGACCGCATCTTGAAATCTACTCTACGTGTTGGTACTGCTGATAACGATATCAACGCTATCAAAAACATGGGTATGGTTCCACAAGGCTACACAGTAAACCATTACTTAACAGACCCAGACGCTTGGTTCATCAAAACTGATGCTCCTAACGGCATGAAAATGTTTGAACGTGTTGCGTTCAAAACTGGTTTTGAAGGTGATTTTGATACTGGTAACGTACGTTACAAAGCACGTGAGCGTTATAGCTTCGGTTACAGCGATCCACGCGGCATCTTCGGTTCACCAGGTACACCTTAATTCAACGGTAATACGTAGAATGGAAAGCCACCTTCGGGTGGCTTTTTTATTGCAAAAAGACCTTTTATTTTTATGTAGATAGTGTATATTGTGAGTATTCCGGGATTTATCCGGCTTATTAGACTGTCCCGGCAGACGCATACAAGACTAATAAGCTTAACTTTGTATGGAGAAATTCAAATGGCATCAACCACCTTCACAGGCCCGGTCACCAGTTTAAATGGTTTCGTGGGCGAAATCACTGGCGCAGTTACAGGTAACGTAACTGGTAACGTAACTGGTAACGTAACAGGCAATCTTACAGGTAAAGTATCATCTACAACTGCAACATCAGTAACATTGGGCGCAATTGCCAATGCTGTTAATACAACAGGCAAAGTTTTAGGCACAACACTTTACAACACAACAACTAAAACATTCTATGTAGCTCAAGGTCCAGCAACAGCAGCTGTATGGATTGATTCTTCTGATGGTACAACTACTATCTCACCAGCTTAATTTTAACTTCTAACTTTAAAGGAGTTAAATTATGTCTACGGTATCATCAATCACCCGTGTCGGAGTATACGAGCCATTTGACCTACAAGTTGCACGTGGTCAAATATCATGGCATAGCACAGTTAACATTTACGGTTATGGTGCTGCAATAACTACTTCAACTATTCCAGCGTGGGAAAATGCAACAGCATACACATTTCCTGTTTCCGCTGCGGTAATGAACTTAGTGAGCACTATTAATACAGGGGCAGATAAAACCGGTTCAACTATTTTAATTCAGGGCCTAGATGCAAGTTACGCACTGCAATCAGAGACACTGACATTAAATGGTACAACCGTTGTTCCTACAACTAAATCGTATTTACGTATTAATAGCATTTCAACAACAGCAGGGGCTCCTACAGGGGTAATAACATTAAAAGACCTGACTAATACCACGACCTATGCGCAAATAACAGCGGGTTTTGGTCGTAGTCAAATGTCTATTTACACGGTTCCAGCGGGATATACGTTTCTATTAAGTCGTATTGACTCTTATACTTCTGCAAATGGAAGTTCTGCTGATTTTATTACCTACAGCAATACAACGTATGCATCAAATGGCGTTATTCAGTATACACAACAAGCTCCATTTGTAAATAATTACCATGCACAACGAGTAATGCCGCGTCCTTTCCTTGAGAAAACTGATGTTGTATTGCGCTTTAAGTCAAGTGCAAATACCTATGTTGTTGCGATCGCAGCTGAAGGATATTTAATTAAGAACGATGGTAGTGCTGCATAATGGAAATGATGGTATGGAATATCGTGCTGTCTTTTATGGTAGCTATTATGGGTTTTTTACTTAAAGCTAAATTTGAAGATTTAGATAGGCTTAGTATTTTACTTAATCGAACGAGAGAGGAGATAGCGCGTGACCACATCACTCGTGCAGAAGTTAGAGCTGACATTGAAAAGATTATGGAACGGTTTGATGACGGGTTTAAACGCCTTGAAGAAAAAATTGATAAACTTGCTGAAAAGCAATAACTAAGGAGATATATCATGGCAGGAAGAGGAATGGGTGCAGCAACTGGCGGTGGCGGTTGTGTTGAAAAAGGTCCTAAAAACAAGATGGTAAAGGGCACTAGCAAAACAACAGGTCCAGTGTTTTTGGCTAAAGGTGGCGATGTAAGTCCACGCAAACGTATGGCCATGGGCATGGAAGATGGTGGTAGTGCTAAAAAAATGAAAAAAGGTGGCAGCTGCTAAATGGCTACTTCAGGCACCACGGTATTTGATTTACAGATTGACGAGCTCGTAGAAGAGGCTTTTGAACGTTGCGGCATGCAAATGACCAACGGTAATCAGCTTAAGACAGCTCGCCGATCTCTCAATCTAATGTTTTTAGAATGGGCAAACCGTGGCCTGAACCTTTGGACAATTGAACTAGCCACAGCTAATTTATCCGTTGGTCAAACAGAAGTGGTTTTAGATACTGATACAGTTAACGTTTTATCGGCGGTAATTAGAGATAACTCTCAAAGTCCTCCAGTAGACATTGTTATTGACCGTATTAGCCGTGCTGAATACCTGCACATACCTGACAAAACAACGCAGTCACGTCCTGCTCAGTTATATGTAGAGCGTACAAATGTGCCTAAGGTATACCTATACCCCGCACCTAATGCCACTAATTTGTATCAACTTAGATACTATAGAATTAAACGGATGGACGATGCAGGCGCGTACTCTAATACTGCTGACGTTAACTTTCGCTTCCTGCCTTGTTTAGCGGCAGGATTAGCCTATTACCTATCGCTTAAATTTACTCCGGAACGCACACAAGCCTTGAAAAGCTTGTATGAAGAAGAGTTTGCAAGAGCAGCGGCAGAAGATAGGGATACAGCAAGCGTTTACTTTGTTCCAGCCGTAATGGGATATTAATGTGGCATATGCATCCGGTAAATACGCGTTTGGGTTATGCGATTACTGCGGTCAGCGTTATCCCTTTAACGTACTGCGTAAAAACTGGCGTGGATTTAAAGTCTGCCCAGACGACTACGAGCCTAAAGAGCCTCAACTAGAGCCTCTACAGTTTGTAGCAGATGCAATAACCCTAGAGCAGCCTCGCCCTGATCGTGTAGAACCAATGGTTGTGTATGTAGGCGCTCCAGGGGATACGGCCTTTCAAAGCAGAGGAAGTGCAACAAATACAAACGACATGCGGCCCTCTGTTTTAGATAGTATAATCATAGCTAGAGGGTCTGTGGGAACAGTTACGGTGGAAATAGCATGACATATGATGAATTAGTCACAAATATCAGGAATTACACGGAAGTAGATGCTAACGTATTTACGACCCCCGTAATTAACACCTTCATTACAATGGCCGAGAACAGGATGCTTCGGGACATTGACTTGGACGTGTACAAGCTAGAGGTTACGGGTAACATGACCTCTGGCAATAAGTTCTTGACGGCTCCTTCAGACCTGTTGACACACCGTTACATGATGATTACTAAAGACGGAGAGCAGATATTCCTAGAATTCCGTGACACGTCTTTTATGAAAGAATATTGGCCTGATGGCGCTGTCACAGGCACTCCTCGTTTCTACTCCGTGTGGGACCAGAACTCTTTTTACATTGCCCCTACTCCAGATGAAGCTTATGTGGTTGAAATGGGCTACATCCGCAAGCCTGCTACGCTATCTCCATTGACACCTGAAACATGGATTAGCCAAAAAGCTCCTGAAGCCCTATTGTATGCCTGCTTGATACAAGCATATAGCTATACTAAAGGCCCAGGCGAGATGACTGCTTACTTTGAGAACAGTTATAAACAAGCTATTCAAGGTCTTGGTGTTGAACAACAAGGTCGTCGTCGTCGTGATGAGTACCGCGATGGTATGGCAAGACTTGTGGTGTCGTCACCTTCACCTAATTAAGGATTATAAATGGCTATTATTCAAGCAATGTGCAATTCCTTTAAAAAGGAAGCCTTACAAGGGCTGCATAACTTTGATGTGGTT